TCGGTCACCGACCGCCAGCCCTTCTCGAACAGGGATTGCCGGGTCTGGTGGTGGCTATAGAGCGGGATCGCCTGCGGGTCAGCGATCTGATGGGCCAGCGGGCCTTGAGATGGGCGCGGCGGCCATCTTTAAAGCAAGCGAGATAGCGGGGGTTCTTGAGCTCGGGCACGCCGAACCAACCGGCCGCCTGGGCGGCGGCCGCTTGCTGTTGTGGGTGGGTCAGCACGCTCATGCCACATCCAGCGGGGTGACCGCCAGCAGATGTTGTTGCAGGCGCAGCAGTCGGTTGCACCAGCCGTGGGCGTTAGCCCATTGGCTGGGGTCGCTACGCACTATGCCGAGCATAAAACCGGCCCGCACGGTGAGCAGCCGCAGCAGCAACGCCTCGCCGCCGTCAACGCGGCTCTGGGCCGCCAGGGCGCTCAAACTCTTGGGGCCGAGCTGGCCATCGACGGTGACCGCCAGCGCCTGCTGCAGCAATTTGACCGCCCGACCGGGGCCGTGATGCACCGCCGCATCGAACAGCGCGATGGCGAGCAGGGGGCACAGCGGGGCGACCTGGTGACAGCGAGCCACCTGCCAGTAGTGCTGGCGATAATAGGGACCGGCGTGGCCGTGGGTGACCTCGCTCACCGCCACATCGCCCACCCCGTCGCGGTCCAGATCGATCAGGCCATCTTTTTTGCCATCGGCGGCATCGGCCATGCCGTACTTGGTGTGGCCGCCCCGGTCGGCGGGATGGTTGGCCTCGTCCCCTTCCACATCGGGGCGCAGCAGCCAGTGCATGGCACGGGCAAATACCTGGTCGGTCATCAAAAAAACCCTCGTTAAGTGCTTATCGGCAGCCTAACAAGGGTCTGGGGGCGGGGGGGTTTATGGCGGGTTAGTGAGGGAATGGGGTGGGTGGCGCAGCGACTAACCAAACAGATCCGGCTGCTGGCGGCGGCGGGTCAGGGCCCGCTGCTGGGCCACCACGGCGTAGGTTTGTGGCACCGAGAGGCCATGCTGGCGGGCCAGTTGGTCGATATTGCGGCCGTTGAACTCGTCCCAGATGGCGCGGTCGCGCAGCGCGGCCTTGAGGTGGTCGCCGGTGGGGATGTAGTAGGCGCGGCCCCCCATGTAATGGGCCTGCACCAGCGCCAGTTTGCGGGCCTGAGCCTGGGCCTGGGGGAGCGTCATGCCACCTCGGGTGAGCTCCAGCGTCAGCACATCGACCAGTTCACTCAGGGCTTTGGGCCACTTGGCCAGCAGTTCGGGGGCGGGGATCTGGTCCAGCCGGTCAACCAGCTGGGCCAGATCGTCGTGGTCGGCAAACAGATCAGCGATCGCCGCCGCTGGGCGGGGCTGTGACGGGGATGGGGTGGACATGGCGCGACTCCTCATAGGCGGCCACAACGGCGCGATAAGATGCCCCTACCATAGCAGGGTTGGCACCGGTTGTGATCCCCTCGCGGGTGAGGTCAGCCAGCCGGGCTTGCAGCACCCGCTTATGCCAGCGCTTGAGCGCTTCGAGCAGCCGCGCCGCCAGATCGTCATCGAGCCAGGCGAGCCGCGCCACCCCCACCCCGCCGTTCAGCTGGCTGCTCTGGCGCGCCACCCAGGCATCGAGCGCCCCGTCGCTGCCATCGCGCACCACGCCGTGGCGGGCCATGGTGATCCACACCGCGCGGATCACCGCCGCCGCGCTGGCCCGTGGCGCAAACGGGCGCCCGGGCTGTTTAACGGACTGTTTAACGGTCGGTTTCGCGGTCGGTTTAAAGCCGGCTTGCTGCATCACCGCCAGCACCTGGGCCAGCTGGGCGGCGCTCAAGCCCTTGGCCGAGCGCACCCCGCACGCCCCGGCCAGCAGGGTGCGATAGGTCTCATCATCGAGCCCAAGCTGGCGGCGGCCGATCTGCACCAGCACCAGCAGGCGTTTGGCATCAGGCTGCATGGTCAATCTCCTTAGCTGGCGCAGGCGACGGGGCCAGATCCCGCAGCATGGCGATAAAGCGGGCGCGGTGCGCCGGGTTGAGATCGTGCCACTGGCAATAGGTCAGGGTCCGGTGGCTGTGCACCGCCCGGCCCAGTGCCGGTAACACCAGCCGCGCCAGATCGGGCAGCGCCAGCCCGTCGGCTTGGGCATCGCAGATCAGCTCTTTGAGCTGGGCGCGGCGGGGGCTGGTGTCGCGGCCATAGAGCGCCGTCACCACCTCGGTGAGCGGGTGGCGGCCGGGCTGTGCCAACAGCGCATTGAGCTGCTGCACCCGCTGCAAGCGGATCAGGCCGATGGCGCTGGCCGGGGCCAGTTGGCCGCCCTGGCGCAGCCGCGCCAGCGCCGCCGCCAGCTCGCGCACGCGGTAGTGCAAGCCACTGGCCAGCTCCTGCACGCGATAGTGACGCCAGTGCGGGATCGCCGTCAGCTCGGCGATCAGTGGCTCATCGGCGGGCAGCGGGCGGGGTTGGGGGCGCAGCGGACGCTGGCCAAAGGTCAAGTTAGTCAAGATCGGGGTCATCATCATGGTTCCTTTCCTTGGTGATCACGGTGTGGCTGGCCGGGGCCGCTGTGGCCTGTCGCCAGGCCGGGGTGTGGCGGTCAAGCCAGGCCACGGCGGCGGCGGGCTCGGCGGTGCCGTTGGCCTGCACATAGGCCAGCAGCCGCTGCTGATAGGGGTTGAGGGGCGGGTTCATGCCGCCCCCCGGTGCGCCGCACGGCGGCGGGCCGCCCGCTCGCCTTCGCAGCATTTGCAGTAGTGCTGCAAGCCATCGACGGCTTCCTTGCTGTGGCGGGCCGACCAGAATTGGGTGTCTTGCGGCCAGTATTCGCCGCAGCCGCTGCACAGCTTTTCCAGCCCCAGCTCAGGGTCGAGCCGGGCTTTGCCGCTTTGCAGGCGCAGGGCCAGCAGGCCGGGTTTCATCAGAGGGCTGTAGATCTGCATTTAGGCCCCCGCTTGGCCGCGCTTGGCGTGGCGCTCGGCGATGAGTTGCCAGCGCAGCTGGTCGGCCTCCCCCGCCAGCGCGGTCAATCCTTGCGCCCGTGCGGCGCGGGCGTAGCGCGCCAGTTCGCGGCGCACCTGGCGTTGGTCGGCCTCGCTGCGGGCGATGGCGGCCGCGCTGAAAATCTGGGTCAGGCGGATCTCCATCTCGGGGTGAAATCGGGTCATGGCTGCTTGCTCCTTGCTATCTGTTGCCTTGCAATCTGTTGCGGCAGTGGCTGCTCATCAGTGCCCGATCACCACATCGGGCAGACCATCCCGAGCAGTCGCTCGGGAAGGTTTCGCGGGTTAGCGGGTGCCCTCCTTATAACTTGGTCAGATCGAGGCTCAGCTGGATGTAGCGCCCTTGGGCGTCACGCTCATAGAGCCGCAGGTATTGGCTGGTGCCGGTCACCTGAATGGCATCGGCGATCGCTTGCATCGCTTGCTCCCACGCCGGGTCGGCGATATTGAGCTGGCGCAAGCTGAGCACTTGGTTGACGTCGATATGGCCAGCCTTGGAGACCCGAAAGGCGTGGTCAACCAGCGCCCGCAGCTCGGGGCTGGCGCCATCGCTCCAGCGCTCAATGCACTGGTCGATCAGCACCTTGGCGGCCTGGATCCGTTCATCAAATTTGCGGTGCTCCCCCACCGCACGGCAGATCTTGTAGCGGCCATCAAAGCTGAGCAGGGTGATGTTGCCCTTGGCGCCACCCCAGCTGACGCCATACTGCTCGGCCGACAGGTCCACAAAGTCCTCTATCTGTTGCAGGGTGGCCAGTTTGAAGGCGGCAAGCTGGCCGCGCTGCTCGGCGGCGCGGGCGACAATGGCCTTGACCAGTTCATCGCGCAGCAGGTCAGCGGGGCTGATCAGGTTCTCGGGCACCCAGTGGCCCTGGGCGTTCTGGCGCAGCGCTGGCTGGGCCGGACGGGTGGTGCTGGCGGTGTCGTTGGCAATGGTGTCGTGCATCGTGTATTCCTTTTTTGGGTCAATAAACAGCGAGTTAAACGGGGTTAAACGGCGCTCGGGGTTGGCCGCCAGTGCAGCAGGCAGCCGCCCAGGCGCACCAGCGCCAGATCGGTGGGCTGACCATCGCGGCCGGTCTCGCGGCTCCAGCAGGCCCGCTCGCACAGCGCCGGCGGGATCGGGCCGCTCACCGCCAGCAGCGGGGTGTCGCGCACCCAGCTGGTGTGAACTTCACAGCCGATGGCCAGCAGCCAGTGGCGGATCTGGTCGGCGGCCTTGCGGCGGTAGCCGCGCTTGGCGCTGGCCGGGGTGCGTATCGAGTTGTTCATCCTTCTCTCCTTGTGTTCCACGCGGGGCCACTACTGCGGCAGGCTGAACCATGCCTCACCTGCCGCCACCGCCCACCATGATGGGTTTATTCCGCTATCCGGCGGTCAACTTGCGACCGCGATCGTGCGAATACGCGTTGCTATTCGCACCTACTCGGCGCACCTACTGCTTGCCGAGCAGCCGGTTGTATTTGATGCCGAGAATTTTCAGCTCCTCGGCCAGCAAGTCGTTCAAGATCCGCTGGGCGGCGCTGGCATTGCCGCCATCGCTGTTGGCCTGGCGGCGCAGCCGCGACAAGGTGGCCTCGGCGTCATAGCGGGGCGCCTTGTCTGGTGCCGCGCTGGCCGGGGTCTCTCGCGCCAGTCGCATCGGGCGGCGCAGCTGCTGGCTCTCATCCAGTTGGCTGTGGGGGCAGCCTGAGCGGCAGGCCTTCCACAGTTTGATCTCCATCGGGCTGCTGCCGACCTCGCTGGCGCTCTTGCGCTGATGCGCCAGGCACTGGTGCACCGGGATCTCGCCCAGGATCGGGCAGGTCACGGTGTGCCCCATCAGGGTGCCCTCCACCAGGGTTTGCACCCGCGCCAGATCGCCGGGGTACTTCTGGTTGCAGACCTGGCTTATCAGGGTGCGCGACAAGCCCAGCTTGTCGGCCACCTGTGCCAGCGAGCTGGCCAGCACCTCGGCTTGCAACACTTCAAGCCACGTTTTCATCTGCGCCCTCCTTGACCAGGAACGGGTAAAACCGTTGCTGGTTTTGATCAAAGCAGCCGGTCTTGCGGACGATCGGGGCATGGCGACCAGTGTCGCGGGTCAGCAGATATTTGCTGGCAATCCCTTTATGCGGCGCGGCGGCGGCCAAGACCTTCAAATAACCGGCTTTGACCAGCTGATGGATATATCCCTCCACCGTTCTAGGTGTCGCGTTCGTGGTCATAACCAGCTCTAATTTGCTGAACGATCGGCTGATCTTCATGGTGTTCCACATCTTTTGCTGACCACTCTTGCGTTTGGTCTTGCGCTTTTTCCTCGTGCTAACCGGCTCTTTGCCCCAGCCCGGCGGCGTGGTGTCGATTAACTGCATATTGACGGCGTAATGCTTGGTCGCCCCCTCATTGCCACACAGTTTTAAATGGCCGCTTTCATGCCATTTTTTGACTAAATGGCTGGCGTAATTTCTGGATACATCGATGTGTTTGCTCAGCAGCACTGAATCAAACACTTGTTGCTGGCATATCCACCGCCATGCGGTTTCCCTTTTTAGCGTCATATCAACCACTGTTATCCCTCTCAGTTGCTGTGCGGGCATTAGCGGCTACGGCGCACGTCATGCAGCAGTTCGCTGGCGTCGATATCCTCCAGCCGGATAATCCGGGCATCCGAGGCCATCGCCATCTTCTCGATCTTGTCCAGCGCCGAGACGATGGAGCGCATCACGCCGTTGGAGCGTTTGCGGATCAGATCCAGCAGCGCTTCGTCAATCTCCACGTCCACTTCGAGCATTTCGCTGGCGATCAGCGCCACGTCATCGAGATCGGCCGGTTTAAATTCAATCCACTGGGAAATGCGGTTAAACAGCTGTTTACGCTGGCTGATGCGGCGGGCAATCTCCTCCATGCCGACCAAAATCAGCGGTTGTTCGGTGGCATCGTAGATATCGCGCAGGGTCTCCATGATGCGGGCATTGCCGACCACGTAATCGGCCTCGTCCACGAAGATGGCCAACTCTTCGGCCCGCACGGCTTCGACAATGCTATCGACCTGGGCCCGCAGGTTATGGCGCTGGGGAATGCCGATCTCTTTGGCGATCTGCTCCAGCAGGCTGGTCACGGTGTCGGCCTTGTAGCAGCGGACATAGATGCCGTTGACTTCATCCTGGTTGAACAGCCACTCGACGGCGGTGGTCTTGCCAAAGCCGGAGGGGCCGTGGATCAGGCCAATGCCCGGCACGATGCTGGAGCGGTTGAGCAGGTTGTCGAGCAGTTGCTCGGTCTTGATCATGTTTTTGACTTCAACGATCTTGTGTTTCATAGTGAACATTCCTTTAGTTTCAGGTTTAAACAGGGCTGCACGTTATCCATTGGCTTGGTTCTGACGTGTGGCCCTTACTTCATCCAGATGGCGATTTATCCGTTTTGCCATCAGCTTGTGGCTGTAGAGGTACTTGGTCAGCCACTCCTTCTCCCGCTCGCCGAGCGGGGCATCCAACTCTTTCTCGGCCAGGTAGATGGCCTGTTCGTATTCGGTCTTGAGCGCCCGAGACTCCTGCCCGGCGGTGGCTTCGACCCGTTTGGCTTTCTCCTCGCGCCGCGCTTCGATGGCGGCCAGCTCGGCGGCACTAAAGCCCACCGGTTCGCTCGCGCCGACCCCGGTCAGGGCGGCCAGCGCCGGGTTGTCGAGGGCCAGATCCGAGCGCTTGAACTGGGCCACATCCTTGGCCTGCTCGACAAAGTGGTTGACCACATCCTGGTGCAGCTGGTCGATGCCAAAGGTCTTGGCGACGTTGCGCATCTCGCGGCGAAAGCGCGCCAGCGCCTTGGCATCCTCGCGCTTGGCGGCACGGAATGCGTCTGGGCTGACCCCATTGCCAAGCAGTTCGGTGTTGATCGCCGCCACCCGCTCGGACCAGTCGCCGGTGCGGTATAAGGTGGCGCGGCCCACGTCGTTGGGGTCGAGAAACACGCTGACCCGCTGCCCCTTCCAGTTGTGTTCCAGCAGCTCGGGGGCGCTGTATTTCAGGCCACCGGCCTTGATAAAGCCTTTGGAAACGGTCGCCTCGCCAACGTGGTTGAGCAGTAGATCCAACGCAGACTCATCGCTGATGGCGCGGCGCTGATAACGGGCGCCCTGGTACTTCTCGTTGGGGCTCATCCCCAGTGAGCCGTGCCTTTTGTTGTGGTAGCGGGCATCGAGCCAGTTATCGAGCAGGGTCTGCAGCTCGGCCGCCGTCATCGCCAGCTCAAACACCTCTTTTTGTGCATCCGGTTTGCGCTTCTCTTCCAGCCGCTGGGCAAAGCTCTTGCGGGCTTCAATCACCTGCCGATCAGCCACGCAGTGGCCGATATAGGAGGGCAACAACTCGATCAGGCCATGGCTTAAGGTGCGAAAAAATCGCTCGATAAAGGGCTTTTCCCACCCCGAGTAGGCATTGGAGCGGCTGACGTTGATATCCAGCAGGGTGCAGATCGACATCACCCGCTGGCTCACGTAGTCCGAGCCGTTATCGGTACGCATCACGCCGTTGTCGTTCAGGGTGCCCCAGGCCAACAGGGTCTTGCGCAGCAGCAGGCAGATCCCTTCGCTCGATGAGCTCTTGGCCACCAGCAGCCGCACCCGGCGGGTGTAGACGTCGATCACCGCGATGAT